ATGTCGCCGGGTGTGGGTGTGCTAGATGTGTTGGCGTATGTTGCCGGGGTCAACGAATTACCCAATCCATCACCAAGCATGTTGGGGCCTTGGTTGATATTAGCCACGTTGGGGGCGTTAGTAATAAGTCCGCCTTTGCCCTGAATGGCGACGGAAACGTCAGGCCGCGGGTGCCTGAGGGTGATGTTCTCGGTTTGAATGGCGGCAAGGCGCCATGGATCGAACTGATCCAAGTCGTCAGGGCATACCATGAGACCGGGATAGTTTGGATCTGGTTTGAGAAGCGTGTACGACATTTTGCGATTACAACGATCGCAGACAGCGACGGACAGTACAGACTGCCCGCGCGTGTCACAATAGATACCGCCGTAGTAGGCGTTACCCATTATCGAATTCCAGCTTGGATAACTGTGAGTGTGGGGCTGGTGCCACCAGTAACGCGAATAGCCCGGAAGGGCTGGTTCACGATTGGGCTGGCTGGCGCCGCAATCCAAGTCATCACCGGCGCAGTAGGTACAGGGTACCCTTGCGCGTTCAATGGAAATGGGTCTGTGTATGAGATCTCAACAGTACCAGAACCGGTGGCAACGTAAGTAACGTTAACTGGTGCAATGTACTGGTCGATCGGGACTAGAACGTCCGCTCCAACTGTTACTTGACGCATGTCAGTCCTTAGTTGTTGGTGTAGCCGTTACCCACAGGGGTGATTGTACCGTCAGGGTTGCGAGGTGTATAGGTCACGCTCAAAACACCAATTGCGCTGGCGCCGGCTGTGTAGCTCAATGTTTTGTCCACTGTGCCAATGTTTGCCAGCAAAGCGGCTTGGCCTGCGGCCAAAGCGCCCGTGTTAACACCAGCGGCGTCGGACAACGTGGCGATCACTGTGGCGTCCAACGTAACGTTTGTCGAGGCGGGAGAGCCTGCGGCAGTGGCTACGTAAGCTTGAATTTCGTGAACGATTGCACCAGCGGGCAAAGTCAACGTGGCGGCTGTACCACCAACAAAAGCTTTTTGCTGTGTGCAGACGGAAGCGCCAGTGTTATCTGGTGCAATTGTGCCGTCGTTTGTGGGGTTGTTCCGCTTAAAAATGCGGATGGGGGTGTTAAAAGTACTTGACATTTTGTTTACTTTCCATAGAAAGATTACAGCACCGTCTCTATGGCGTCCGCCCGTGAGCTTTACGGGTCGATGCTGATTATAGCTCTTACATAGAATTACCCATATCCACAAACAAAAACGCCCCTCCTTTTCAGGAGAGGCGTTTAGGGGCCGGGGTCTTTACGCCCGGCTAGGTCTGCGATTACAAACCGATCGTGCCGTACATATTACGGGGATCGTGCCAACCTGTAGCGTAACGCTCAGAGGCCTTGTAACGCATGCTGTCAGTCTCAAAGTCGCCTTCAGAGCTACGCTCCAAGGGACGACGCATGACCAACATCAAACCGTTATCAGCGTCGGTCTGAATGAACCAAGCCTTGCTTGAGGACAAACGAGTCACCACGTGGGCGCCGTTTGGCAACATGCCAGTTGACTTGATAGGGTTCAGATCGTTGTCAGCGCCACCGGAGCGGAGGACAGACTTCAAGATAACTTCTGCTTGGAATTCCAAAGCAGGAGGTACCACGAGTTGGTCCGCTTTCAGGCGAATACGCTTACCGTTGTTGTCCACCGCAGAGCGGATTTGGATCAGCAACTGTTCCACAGATGTCTGTGAAAGTGAGGCCGCTGTAGACAACTGGTTGCTGAAAGAACGACCTTGGGAGATTGGGTGGTCATTTGCGATCAATGTTTTACCGTCGCCACCGACATAGCCGGCAGTGAACGCAAAGTTCAGCAAGTTTGCACACAATGTCTCTTTTGTCTCGATCATGGACTGAGCCAAGTGCTTCGAGAAAGTCGAGCCGATACGAATGTGATCGCCGTCTTCCATCAAGACTTTGGTCATGGCGTATGCCAAACCATAGATCTTATAGATGAAACGGGTAATGAACAATGTACCACCTTGGTCATACGAAACGGGGGTACCGTCAGGCATCTCAGGGGCTGTGTTCATACCGAACAGCATCACTTCTTCGTGATAGTTGCGGGGAATGCCGGTGATCTGGGTTACAAAACCCTTCCACTCGTCATCACGTTGTTGGTATACACCATCAAAGACTTCATTGAGGATAGGTTCGACTACCGCTCTAAAGTCCGTACTGCGCATTGGGGTTGCCATGTGCTACTTCCTTTCTTTAGTTATTCTACGTTAGCGGCAACGAACGCGTCGTTAGCGAGCTTGACTTGCACAACAGTTGCGTTATCACCCCAAGCGTTGTTGATTTCACGGCCGAGACCAGTGACTTGCATTTGTGCTTGTGTGCCTACGGCAACATCGGCGGGGTTCAAACCTGCGGTTGAAGTACCCAGACCACCATTGCCGATGATTTGACCAGCGGAAGGTGTCAAGAAGTTGAACTCTTGACCGACTTTTGTGTTAGCGACTGCGGCGTTAGCTTGAATCTCATACACAATTTCGGGGTCCATAAAAATCCACATCACGACGTCAGAGGCTGTTCCCAAAGCGGGACCAAACCATTTGCTGACAGTGCGGCGGCCAGAAGCGTCTGTATACTCAACACCGCCAAACACACCAGCTAAACGCTGACCTGCTGTAGGTGCCGCTGTAGCGACGATAAGAGTAGATGTGCCTGCAGTCGTAGCTTCATCAAAAGAGACAGGAGTACCGCTGTAAAAAACTGCCGCCGCGTCATAGACACCGGTGTAGTTTAAAGAGCGAATAATGCCGCTAGGATGATATACGGGCTTCAGGCCAAAGGGAGTGTAAGTTGCACTCATTTATTGGTTCCTTAAAGTTGTTTAACTAAACCGCAAATTATTTGCGGATCTGTGTGCATCTTTTTCCATCTCCAAGAGGCCACCTTCCAGAATGGAGCGTCCACCTTTACCACCTTCAGCCTGTGAACGAACCTGCGACGTAATGTTACGCTGGTGTTCCAAAGGATCATCGTGGTGAAGCATTTTTGCCACTTCCTGATAAATGTCTTCCGGGATCTTGAATAAGATCATCTCATTACAAGATATACAACCTTCAAACTTGCCCGAGCTCATCTTGCCTAAGTGTTCAAAGCCTTTTCCTAAGTCGGCGGCTTTCACTGGCTCATAACCCAACGCGATGCGTTTGTCGATTGAATCATACTGGTTTGTCGTTGACAGCCAGCAGAGGTGCATACCGGGCACTAACCCACCCGGTACGTCCGGCAGTGCGTTGTTGGACCATTTGTCCCGAAAAGCCTCCAGCCTTTCACGCTTCACTGCTTCATCAGGCGAGGACATTTCATTCCGCGCCTTCAGTTCATCAACACGCCCTTGCAGGCGGTCGTCTAAATCTCGTGTAATTCGATTGTTAGCCATGTCTTACCCCTTATTTCGTTACTCGGTTCTTACGGTCAAAATCTGCGTAGCTTCGGATCGCTTTAGCACGCTTGGATGGGTCATCCCACATTCCTGCGTCCTTGAGCGCCTGCACGCGGTCTCTGCTCAGTGTGAAGGTGTTCTTTATAGAACTACCACTCACGTCTGTGCGACCACTTGAGGTTCCGCTACGGCGGTTACGGTCTCCGCCTGTTTTGCCCGTGTACCGATGGGGTAAACGTTCTTTCAATCGATTGTCCAACTCGTCCCAGTACTCTGGGTCGGCTGGATCCCAACCTTCGCTTGCCAGCGCATTGTCAACTACCTTGGCAATGCGGCTGTCTGTGTCTTTACCGCTTGGATCATACCAACGGTTTGAATGTAACCAGTCCGTAGCGTTTTGCTGAACCGTCTCTGTTGCGGGGCTCGGCACGTTGTTGCGGGGCTGTTTAGCCTCTTCCAACTGACGCTGTTTAAGCATTTGCACCTGCGCCAATTTTGTCTTGGCGTTGTGAAACTGCTCCATGTATTCCATTTGCTCGGCCACGTTGCCAGCTTGCGCGGCCTGCGTTGCCTTCATCTTCGCGTACTCTACACGCGTAGACTCGTCTTCCAACAAGCGGTCGATCTGTGCAAACTGGAATCCTACTGCGGCGTTTTCCACTTGGGCCAACCGGCGCTCAAGGGTCTCGTTGCGGCGTTCCAGCGAACTGATCTTATGCTTTGCGCTAACCTCGCGTTGCTTCGTCAGGTCCTTCTTCAGGCGCCTTTCTTCACGGCGCGCGGCTCGAAGGTTCTCTCTGTCTTCTTCTGTGTCACCCTCAACGTTGCCGCCTTCGGCAAAGCCTTGTGTGTCACCATCACCGTCGTCTGACGATGATGTATTATCTTCTTCACCCTCAAAAGGGTCAACGTGGTCGTCCATGGCGGCTAACGCACTGCCATCGTCCCGTTCTTTAATGGCGATGTCTTCGCCAGCCTGCATTTCTGCTTTTTGCACTGATTTCATAACGAAATCCTTTACTCAACAAATGCGGGGAACATAGTCCTCGCGGTTTCAAAACTATCAATTGCACAAATGACCTCGCGGTCCTGCAAAATGATAAACACAACCTCGCCGTCGCCGTGTGGTACTGCCCAGCGGTCGCCGCCGTACTTAATCACACGAACAAGATCCCCTACCTCTACCCACGCGCCTTCTGGCCACGTTTCAAGTGTGCTAAGATCTCTGTATGCCAAGGGGCCTACTGCCACCACCTTTGCAATCACCTCGTTCCATTTTTCGGTGGCCTTTGTATCACTCACTAGAATGATGCCGCCTTTTGAAACGTCTTTGGCTTTTCGCAGTTGAACCACGATTCGGTTGCCTTTAAGCTTAATTCCCGGATCAACTGCCGGAAAACAGTCGGATTCACTCCGACCATCCACTTGGTACTTACTCTCTGTCATTGTCAGATTCCTCGTCCTCTCGCAGGACACTGTTGATAATTTCCAAAGCCTCTTGCAGACCTTGGCCTCTTCCTACTAGCTGGTTGTATTTGTCCCAGCTATCGACTCCGTTCAAAACGCCATTTTGTAAAAACTCAACGGCTTCTTTGATCTTGAAGATCGATTCATATACCGGGTCTTTCATCAAAAACCCTCCTTATAACTAAGTACACACAAAAGTGTGTACTTACGCCCTAACTTATTTTTTAAGACCGCGACTATTTACGGGCGGTACTTGGTACAAGGGTGCCTTAGGGGCTTGCTTGGAACCAGAGGGTCCTGTCTCTACGGGCGAGCCGGGGCCGCCTGCATAACCGGGCTTGCCCGTGATCTTGTAGTTCTTGCGAAAACCCATGTCTTGATTGCCTGTTGCCATTACTGTGCTCCTGTTGGTTGTTGTGCTTGTTGTGCCGCTTGGGCCAACTGTTGTTGCGCTTGCATCGCCGCATCGTGTGCACGTTGCTGTTCTGCTTGCGCTTGATCTAACCCATGCTTACGCATATCTGCGTACGCTTGGCTTTCTGCTTCCAACGCAGTCATCTCTTGTGAGTGCTGTTGTTGAACCTGTTGTGCGCTCAACTCTTGGTCGGCGTTGATCATTGCCACACGCTCTCTTGAGGCGTTGTTTATGTCCGCAATCGCCACTTTGGCCGCGTTGTCTTGGTCTGCTAACTCTTGTTGCAACCCAAGCTTTGCCTGAATCTCTGCAACCTTGGCCTGCATGTCGCGAACCTTGTCTGCCATCTCGGCCTGCATCTTCTCGCGCTCCAACTGGAATCTGGCCTGCGCCTCTTCCGTCTTGCGTTTGGTCTCCGCCATTTGTGTTTGGATAAGAGCCTGAGACGTTGGGTCCGCCATGGCAACTTGTTGCATTTGAGTCTGTTTGGCCTGTTGCATCTGTTGCACCAACTGCTGAATAATTGGGTTGATGCCGCTGAACGTCTTTTCCGCGTCTTGGTTGACCAACTGCGCGGCCATGGCCAACGCCTCTTGGGCGGCTTGGTCCAGCTTGCGTTCTTCGTTCAACTTGAACGCGTCTTCTCCACCAGCGGCGTGCGACACGTAGTTGCGCATCGATTGCAGGTAGTGCAGTGTCAGGTGTTGCTTGATGTGCTCCAACATCAAAGGCGTCACACTTGGTCCAATAAGTGGGTTGCCGCCGTACGCGGGGTCCATCATGTACGCCAAGTGAACCTTCAGGTGGTCGATGTGGCTCTGGTCTGGGAACGCGGCGGCCGCGTGGCCCATTGTCATCTGCACGTTCTCCAGTGCAGGGTTGCTCTCAACCGAGCCCTGTGGGTTAGGCATGACCTTCTCAATGTCAGGCACCTTCATCAACTTCATCACGCGCATGTGCGCCTCACGCACGTTGTACAACTGCGGGGCCTTGTCTGCCAACTGCATGACCAGTTGAGCCTGAGTCAGGCGCTGTGTTTCGCTGAAGATGTTGGGGTCAGAGATCGGGCTGACGTCTGAGTTGTCTTCAAAGTCCTCAACCGCAATCTCGGCGCCGGACTGGTTGTCCATGTCTTCCAAGTACCAGTGGTTGATACGTGATAAGAC